GCCAACTATACGTTATCCAATGCTGTTACTAATGAAAATGAAATTGCATTATTCATTAATAACGTAAGACAGCAACCCGGATCAAGCTATGCGTATACAGCAAGCGGTACTACTCTGACTCTTTCTTCCGCAACTGCTGGCACAGATACAATGTATTGCGTTTATCTTGGTAAATCAGTAGGTACAATTAATCCTCCTGATGGTTCTGTTGGCACAGCAAAGATTGAAGATTCTGCTGTTACAGATGCAAAGATTAGTGGTTTATCTTCCAGTAAGCTGACGGGCGCATTACCAGCTATATCGGGAGCCTCGCTTACGAATCTTCCTTCTGAAATAACTAAGCAAAGTTCTGATCCAACTGTATCAACAAATCCGTCAGGCGGTGTCGGTAGTTTAATTCTTAATACTTCCACAGGAAAATTATGGGCGTGTATTGATGCTACGGCTGGTGCGAATGTTTGGAAAGCTGGTCAGGATGGTAGTGTAGCACCAGCTTATAATATAGATTACCTAGTTATTGCAGGGGGTGGCGGCGGTGGCGGTATTAACGCTAATGGTAGTGGTTGGAATTTTGGAGGTGGTGGTGCAGGGGGTTATCGTGCATCTTGGAATAATGAAACTTCTGGTGGTGGTGGTTCATCTGAAACTGCTGTTTCAGCATCGGCTGGTGATGCCGCATTAACTATTACAATAGGTGCTGGCGGTGCTGGTGGTTATCAATCTTCTGGTACAGAACGCTCTGGTGCAGATGGTAGTGATTCAGTTTTTGCTACTATTACTTCAACAGGTGGTGGAGGTACAAAAGGAAACACTAACGGGCCTACTGGTTATCCCGGTGGATCGGGCGGTGGAGGTGGTGCAGATGGTAATTCCGCTGGCGGTGCTGGTACAGCCAATCAAGGTTACGCTGGTGGTACTGGTAGTTCTGGTAGCCACGGTGGGGGAGGTGGCGGCGCAGGCGAAGCTGGTAATACTGATGGCGGTGGTCATGGAGGAGATGGAGTAGCTTCTACTATAACTGGTTCTTCTGTAGTTAGGGCTGGCGGTGGTTCTGGTGGGTCTGGTTCCACTATAGCTGGTGGTGACGGAGGCGGTGGTGCTGGTAAAGTTACGAGTGCTGATGATGGAACAGTTAATACGGGAGGTGGGGGCGGTGGAAATGCAAATAATACTCAAGGAGGTAATGGCGGTTCTGGTGTTGTTATCTTACGGATGGCTACTGCTGATTATTCTGGTACAACTTCTGGTTCCCCAACTGTTACGACATCAGGTTCAGATACCATTTTAACATTTAATAGTTCAGGGAGTTACACACCATAATGGCAACAAGTAAAATAAAATCAGACTCAATCGATACGGTAGCCGCAAGTAAACTGACAGGTGCTTTGCCAGCTATATCAGGGGCTAGTCTTACCAACTTGCCAGCTAGTCCTGATGAAATAACTAAAAACGCTTCCGATCCTACAGAAACAACTAATCCTTCTGGTGGTGTAGGTACTCTATGGCTTAACACAACTTCAGGAGAGATGTTCTCTTGTACTGATTCGACTAACAACAATAATGAGTGGACGAATATAGGAGAGGGTACAGGAAACTTGCCGTATGTAGGTATGGTAGCGACAGGAGGAACTATAACTACAGATGGTGATTATAAGGTTCATGTGTTCAATTCTTCTGGAACATTTCAAGTCACCACTTTAGGTGATGATGGAGTTCTTGAATATCTAGTTATAGCTGGTGGCGGTGGGGCTGGAGCCTCTAATGGTGGTGGGGGCGGTGCTGGTGGGTATCGCACAGCTACAAATTTTGGTGTTGCCGCTCAATCTTACTCCATTACTGTAGGTGCTGGTGGTGCTGGCTTAACTGGACAAAATAATAATCCTAGTAACGGTTCAGATTCTTCTTTCTCTACAGTTACTTCTACTGGTGGTGGCTATGGTGGTAATTCCTCTGGTTCATGGGGCGTAGCTGGTGGCGCAGGGGGAAGTGGTGGGGGAGGTATGTGGGAAAATAAAGCTGGTGGTGCTGGAACTACTGGCCAAGGCTATGCTGGTGGTCAGGGTGGTGCTAGATCGGCTGGACATTGTGCTGGTGGTGGAGGGGGCGCAAGCGAAGTTGGTGAAGCTGGTAATAGTGCGAGTAAAGGTGGTGATGGTGGCGATGGCTTATCTTCTTCCATAACTGGTTCTGCTGTCACAAGAGGTGGTGGAGGTGGAGGCGGTACTTATAATAGTTATACAACTGGTGTAGGTGGTAATGGAGGTGGTGGTCGAGGTCAAGGTAGTAGTGGCGCACAAGAAAGTGGCACAGCCAATACGGGCGGTGGCGGTGGAGGTTGTTCTAGTGGAACAGGTGGTAGCGGTGGATCAGGCGTAGTAATTTTAAGATACAAATTTCAATAACAGGTGAGATATGAGTCATTTCGCGGAAATAAATAAAGATGGAGTAGTACAAAGAGTAATCGTAGCAGAGCAAGATTTTATAAATAGTGGTGCGGTAGGTGACTCCTTTAACTGGGTACAGACTAGCTATAATAATAATTTCAGGAAACAGTTTGCTGGTATAGGTTTTACCTACGATAAGGCTAAAGATAAATTCATCGCACCTCAACCTTTCCCCTCATGGTCATTAGACAGCAACGATGATTGGCAAGCCCCAAGTGCTATGCCTGACGATGGGAAAATTTATGATTGGGATGAAGATTCTAAAGCTTGGAAGGAGCGAGAATGAGTGGATATGTAGGCCGGGGAATCTCGTATGGAAACGCATCCGTTGACCACTTCACGGGAAATGGCGGTGCAACGTACAGTTTATCGTATGATACTACTACTGATGGAATTGTTGTGAGTCTTGATGGGGTGGTTCAAAAAAATGGTACAGATTTCAATGTAACAGGAACTTCTCTTGTATTTACTTCTACAGTAGCCAATCCAATCGCAATACAAGTTATTTATACTGGACTTACTTTATCCATTGGAACTCCGGGTGACGGTACAGTAACAGATGCAAAGATTGATAATAGTGCGGCTATAGCTACTTCTAAAATTAGTGGTGCTGTAACTTCTATTGCATCACATGGTCTTGGAACTTCTGCAACCGTTGATACAGGAACCTCTGCTAATCAAATTGTTAAGCTAGATGGTAGTGCAAAGATTCCTGCGGTAGATGGAAGTCAGTTGACTAACTTGCCTAGTCCAGTTCTTTCAGGATCGAGTAATCCAACTGTTTCAACAAACCCGTCTGGTGGTGTTGGTACGCTATATGTTAATACAGAGACAGGCTCTATCTACGCCTGTAAAGATGCAACGACCAACGCTAACATTTGGTATCACCATGAAAAAGATTTGGGGTCAATTAGTTCTTTAGTTCCAATTACCGCTACGGGTGGAACAATTACTACAAGTGGCGCATACAAGTATCATACGTTTACTTCTTCTGGAACATTTACCGTTAGCAATATAGGTAGCGATTCAAAAATTGATTATCTAATTGTAGCAGGGGGAGGTGCTGGTGCGGCTGGATACTATGGAGGTGGCGGTGGTGCTGGTGGGTATAGATATATTACGGATGTCACCGTCACGGCAACCAGTTATACGGTGACTGTGGGTGGTGGTGGGTCAGCAGGGTCAGATAACCAAAATGGCGGTTCTGGTTCTAATTCTGTTTTTAATACCACAACATCAAGTGGCGGTGGTGGCGGTTCTGGTTATAGTTCTGGTAATGGGGGTGTAAGTGGTGGGTCAGGTGGTGGTGGATGTGGAACAACTTGGAACAACGCTCATTTAGCTGGATCAGGCAACGCTGGTAGCTACTCTCCCGTTGAAGGCTACAATGGTGGTGCAGGTAGTAATGCTGGAAGTGGAGGAGGAGGCGGTGGCGCATCTGAGGTAGGTAGTGATGGTACAGCCGGTTCTAATATTGGTGGTGCTGGCGGTGATGGATTACAATGGGTAAATGGAACGTATTATGCTGGAGGTGGAGGGGGAGGGGCTTATTCGAGCGTTACTTCTGGTATGTCTGATGGTGGTCTTGGTGGCGGTGGTAAAGGTGCAGATTGGGGGTCAGGTACAACAACTCCTGAAGCTGGAACGGTTAATACTGGAGGTGGGGGTGGAGGAAATTCAGATAGTTCAGGGGCTGGGGGTGCTGGTGGTTCAGGAATAGTAATTGTTAGATATAAAATAGAGGCGGTTTAATTATGAGTTTAACCAAAGTAACTTCAAATGTGATTGCGGATGGAACAATTCCATCAACTGCAACCCTTGAATATAACCAAGCCATATTAGCTTTTAAAATAGCTTCTTCTAATCAGCTTGCTAAGTTTAATATGGTTGACCAAGTTATAGATGAATATCAAGATGCTACTGGTATAGATGCTGGTAACTCTACAAATGAATCTGCTGGTGGTTCTGGAACTTCTAAATATTATTTCGGAGGAACAGTAGGTTCTCCCACAACAACTGTAAAATCTTATACAGGAGCCAATCAAACATTTACTGTACCAAGCGGTGTATCCACAATTACTTTCAAAGCATGGGGAGCAGGGGGTGGTTCAGGAGGAGATGGAAACGCTAATGGTGGTGGGGGAGGATTTGTTCAAGAAGATATTAGTGTAACTTCTGGTGAAACTTTAAATGTTAAAGTTGGTGGAGGAGGACAACGGGTAGTAGATGGAGCATCCCGAAAAGGCGGTGGGGGTGGTTGGACATCTATTGATCGTTCTGGAACTTTTCTTGCTGGTGCTGGCGGAGGAGGTGGCGCAGGGGATTCAACTACTACTCACGGAGGGGCAGGGGGTGGTGCGACAGGAGCCGATGGTGGTGGTAGTGGTGGTCAAGGTTTAGGTGGGACACAAAGTGCTGGTGGAGCCGCAGGAACAGGCGGTACTGCTGGAAGTGCAGGGACAGGTGGTCGTGCTAAAACTGGTTCTGCTGTTGATGCTACTGGTGGATATAACGGTGGTGGTCTTGGTGATGGTGATAATGCAACTTGGACTGCTGGCGGTGGTGGTGGCGGATACTATGGTGGTGGTGGCGCAGGTGATGGTGGTGGGGGTGGAGGGTCTGGTTATGCTCCTACTGGAACAAATACTCAAGCTAGTGGGCATACTGTTGCTAATGGGAGTGATTCAGATTATCAGGCAGGCACAGGTGATGGTGGTACTCCTACCAGTAACGGAGAACATGGTGCGGCTGTCTTGATATATACAGCAACTACGGCTCAAGATTTAACTCTCCAATCAACCGCAACTACAGCCGAATCAGCCCCTACAAGTGCAGACTTGGTAGTGTTGATCGAAGATGCCAGCGGTACAGCGACAGCTAATACCGATATTAAAGGATACATCAGTAGAGATGGTTCAGCTTTTTCAAGTGCAGTTACTTTCGTTGACGAAGGTGATTGGGGAACGAATAAAAGAATACTGGTTGCTAGGAATGTAGATATTAGTGGCATAGCAAGTGGAACAAGTATGAAATATAAACTTACCACACATAATCAAAGTGCTGGTAGTAAAGAAACTAGAATCCACGCTACTAGTTTAGCTTGGGCATGAACCTTAAACTCTTAATCTTTTGCACCGTTTTATACGGCGCTTTTTATTTAATCTTTTGGACGGGGGCCAATTTATGATGGGTGATCGGAGTGAAACAAATAAAAGCGTTCCTGGCAAACTTTACCGTGATCGTAATAATCTCTTTTACGATTAGCTTTGTAGTCTATTTATTATTAATGCCTGAGAGTAAAAAACCAACTACCTATAAAGAGATAACAATAGACCATTTTTTGAGTTTAAATAACTAATTGAGGAGGCAAAAGATGCGTTGGTTTTCCAGGCTTAGAATGAGGATATTAATTGCCTTTATTTTGTTTTTTCAAGTCTCATGTTCTGGTATTGCAAATTTTATTACAGGATTTGCGGGTAACATCGCCAGCGATACAATAAACCGGGAGGTAGAAAAGAGGAGGTCGGAGTGCAAAAAATGATTCGTTGGTATATGGATTTGGCTATTTTCTTCGCTTCCCTTATGTTATGGGTTTGGTTCTTTTTTAAATCTCTCCTGTCGTAGTTTGTTCTGATGACCATAAAAATTCTGGAACACCTCTGGGTATTGTTTATTGCTGTTGGTGGTTGGATGGCTAACAAACTTTTGGAAAAAATACAAGACTTAGACAAAGGAAAGGCGGCGGCTGATGACCTGGATCATCTAAGAAAAAGCCTGGGGGAATTGGATCGTCGAGTTGGTAATATAGATCATTCAATTCAATTACGGCTTGTGCCGCGTTTAGAGATAAAAGAGGATTTGAAGTTGATTCATGCACGGATTAATGATGTTAGTGAAAAATTATGTGAAGTAGATAAAAATAAGGAGGATCGCGTTAAGACCATCAGGGTAAACAAGGGGGAAATAAAAGTTGATGGTCAATGAAATGTTAATTGGGGCCCTTACAATTATAGGTGGGGTTGTCACCAAGCAGATATTTGGGCGCCAAGACCGCATGGAAACCCAAATATCTGATTTGATGAAACTAGCTTCAGAGGTAGCTGTTTCCCTTGAAAGGTTGGAGAAAACTACCGATGTTATCCTGGAACACATTCTTAATAAAAAATAGGAAAATTCCTACTTTTCTAGGTAAATTTTTTTAGACCGCCACTTTCAATGGAATGTCATAACCCTCAATGATAATTGGTTTTCCATTTTTATCTGATTTGACACATTTCCCGTGGTCTAAGTTGTACCTATAAACCCCATCTTTTCGACGTAATCTAGTTATAATTTTGAATTTTTGTTCTTCTCCATTGAGGCATGGGGCTAAATATTTGTAGATGCTTGGCAGATCAGAAGGGTGTACTAACTTTTCCCAAGTTTCTACATGATGTGGAAATTCACTCGGATCGTAGCCCAGGCTGGTGAACCATGAGTCTGAAAATTCAACCTCTCCTGTAACCACATTCCATTTGTAACGATGTTGCACTTCAAGAATCGCGGGAGTTTTAATTTTTGGGAGAACAGACCTCTCGCCTTGCCCTAGCTGGTCTTTCTGTTCTCCCCGGATTTTTTTGCGTTTTCCTCCGGGGTTGGAAACGCAATACTTCTTAATTTTGCATTTTCTTCAAGGAGTAAAATAATTTTTTCCTGGGCCTCTTCATATTTTATTCGATACATTGGCTCATCTCCTTCCGTTTCAAAGTTAGAAATAGCTACGGTTGACTGAGAGTCATTACCGTTGCCTACTCCTTTTAATAACCAATCTAAAGTCTTCTTGGTTTTACTAGCCTTAACAAACAGCATCAACATATTTGCAGTAGGCTCCGCTTCTCCTTTCTTCCACCTACTGATTTGTGCTTGATCTATTCCCATATTTTCGGCAATTTTAAGCTGGGAATAGGGTGATTGTTCAATAACCTGGGCTATCCGTTCACTCAAGCCCTTGATTTTTTGCTTTTTAGGCATATTTTTTTGGTTCCTTCCGCAATTTTTTCTTGCGTTTTACCGCAATCTCAGGATACTATGGCCTAGTAGGTATTCAAACCAATACTAGGTAAGTACAATTTATTGCACCTTACTACATTCCTTGTCAACCACTAAATGTAGGAACATCCCGAGACAATTTGCAGATGACTGATAACTTTATGATTACGGGAATAATTTTTTTCTTCGGATTTGGGCTAGGAGTGCTTACCTACTTTCTAATTACGGAGGATGACTAATGGATGACGAAACCAAAAGGGAAATAACTCAATTCGTGGAATGGAAGATTTCTCAAAATATGGATGGGATTAAAGCTGGCTGGGGCGTTGATGAAAGCATGAAAGAATTTAACACCGCGCTGAGTAAAGTTCAAGGGGCGCTGAAAGGGGCGCTAAAAGACAGCGAAAACCCCTTTCACAAAAATTCTTATGCAGATTTGGAAAGCATTTGGAACTCGGTTCGTCAGCATTTGGCGGACAATGGTTTTTCTGTGACTCAAACGCCTGACGCTGAAGGTACTCGCCTGGTAACTGTTCTTTCCCATTCTTCTGGGGCGTGGCGTCGTGGAACTTGGAACTTGAACACGGTGAAAAAAGACCCTCAAGGGTACATGGCTTCTATTACTTATGCCCGACGGGGTGGGTTAGCTTCTATGTTGGGTGTTCACCAAACGGATGATGACGGTAATGAGGCAAGTGGAATAAGTGAAGATGACATTAAAGAAGCAAAAAACAAAAAAACACAAACTAAGCCAAAGGTGAAGATGCCGAAGGCTAAAGATGACTTTTCTATCGCTGGACAATCAGTTAAAGAGACTGCGGAGATGTTTAGGGGAAAAGAAATTGAATTGCTTAATGGGGATAAGGCAAAAGGACTTCAAGACCGTCTGAACAAATTGACTGAGTTTGCCAGGGCAGAGTTTAAAAAAGAGTTTAAGCATGAAAGCATCGAGCGATTGGAAAAAAAGCTTTACAGCAAGGTAACGAAGTTCATTTCAAGGCTGGAAAAGAAAGCTAAAGCCGCATGAATAATTTTACTTTTAACGACGTCAACGGTAAGCACGAATACAAATTGAATGGGCGTAAGTTACCAAGCGTTACTACTGTTATTAGCACCGTCTTAAATATTGATTATTCCTTCCTTGACCCTTGGTACAGGGATTTTGGCACGGCTGTCCACAAAGCTGTTGAATTGGATATTATGGATGGCCTTGATGAGCGTTCAGTTATGCCCGAAGCCTTAATTTGTCTACTTGCGTTTAGGGAATTTGTTGAGAAGGTAAATTTGAGAAGCATTGTGCCAGAAACCCGACTCTACAACGAAAAGTTAATGGTAGCTGGGACAATGGACATAATCGCTGACTTACAGGGTGAGAAATATATTATTGATCTAAAAACCGCAGGGAACAAAAGCACTAAAAAAAGTGGCTGGCATAAAATTCAGACGGCTGGCTATTCATTGCTTTATGACAAAGACCAGAAAAACCCCCCGAAACGCGGAGCCCTCTACTTGTTCCGTGAAGGAGGGTACGAATTTATTCCTCACCCTGACGTAAGAGATACTCATATGTTTGATTCTATGGTCAAGGTCTATCATTCACTAGGGAGGTACAAATGAGCCAGGAGTTAGTTGGGGTTGACCAGGCTACAGTTTTAGCTCATGCAGAGGCGGCTAGCGAGTGGCAATGGGCTGTCGAAAATACTTACAAGATAAAAAACATTCAAGAGTATGAGCATGGTGCCGCTTTGTTGGCCCAAAACAAAGTAATGGCAAACACAATTATTAATGATTTCAAGCCAGCAAAATCCAAAGCGCATGATACTCATAAAACAATTTGCGGTACGGAGAAAAAACATTTGAAGCCTTTACTAGAGGCTGAAAAACATATCAAGGCTGAGATGGTCAGGTTCAAGGATGAACAGGACAAGATTGATATGAAGAAGGGGGCGTTTGTTGCAACGATCCCGGAACTCGACTCAATAGAAATTAGAAAGTCATGGGATTTTGAGGTCGAGAACGAATTGGAACTACCCCGTGAGTTTCTAACTGTAGACGCCAAGGCGTTGAAGGATCATGTTTCAAAGCACAAGGACTCGGTGCCCATAAAGGGCGTTAGATTTTTTCAAAAAACAACTTTAGCCGTGAAAGGATGCAAAGAATGAATAAAGTTATTCTTAAAGGTAATTTGACCAGAGAGCCGGATTTAAAAGAGGTAGGTGAAACTTCTGTAACTGAATTTGGTTTGGCAGTTAATCGCAGAGTTAAAGAAGGAGAGAAGTGGGTAGATAAGCCGGAGTTTATGGAATTGAAATGCTGGGGCTCTAGAGGCGAAGCAATTTGCAATCACATGGGTAAAGGTGACCCCATTCTTGTTGAGGGTGAGTTTAGAACGGATCGCTGGGAGGATTCTGATGGAGTAAAAAAATCCAAGTCTTTTGTCCATGTGAACGATTTTGAATTTTGTGCCAGGAAAGAAAGCTAAATCCGCCCAATTGTCAGCAGAGTGACTGTGTTGTTCCCAGGGCTAAATGGGAAAATCTCAGGGCGTCGCGGTGAACGACGTTTTCAGTCACAATTCACCTTGTTTGGATGAATGGGTTTGTGTCGCCTTTGACCAATAAGAGGCTTGGTTCACCTCTTACAAGGGCGGCGCAAACACTTTCTAGGAGAAATAATGAAGAGTCATATCGCAGGGATAAAAATTTATGATGGGGAGGGTAATTTAAAAGAGGAAATTTCACCCCTACAAGCTACTATTCTTCATGCAAAAAATTATGAAACGAGTGAATCTTTCAAACGATTGTTTCACCGTACAAATTGGGATGACTTGGAGCTACCGAATAATGATGGGGAATTTTCCTTTAATCGAAAGCCCCCTCAATCATATGAAAAGATCGCGCAATTGCGGCCCAGTCCTTAAATTTTAAAAGAGCCACTAGGACTTTTAGTAAATCTTTGTAACTGGTAGGAGTTGCGTGGCAAGCTTGAGATAGAGTAAGATGCCTGTGTAGGGTAAGTCAAGATTGTCATGCTAGAGGAAGGAGGCTTTATGTTTAGGCGTGGCACTATCTATTATGAACGGATCGGTGGGAAGAAGGTCAGTTCGGGCCTAACCAATAAAAAGAAGGCCCAGGAGTATTTTCGGAAATTGCAGAACCAGCTTGAGGAAGAAGGAAGCCGATTGCGTGGTTACACTATGCCGTTAGCCGAACTCTTTAGAATGTATTTGGTAAGTAAAGCAAGTCGTTGTAGGCCTGGAACAGCAAAATGCGCTAGAACATTCGCCCATCAATTTTTTAAACTCTTTTGTAATGAAGATATTTTTTTCAGCAATGATTTTTCATTTTACAAGGGAACAGCTAGAACCAAAGTGATAGAGTTGACGGTTTCGGATGTTTCACAAACGGTGTCTCAATTACTTACGGGCGCGATTTCACCGATTGGTGGTTTTACTCGCAAGTATAAGCCAAGTAGTATTAGAGCCATGTGTGTAGTTGCCAAAGAAGCCTACAATTTTGGGATAGAACTTGAGTTTGCAAATTATAATCACAATCCTTTCAGATCAAAGAAAACGGGAATCCCAAAGCAGGCAAAAGGGAAATCCAAAGAACTATCCTTTGACCAGGAATTGAATTTGTATGAAGCTTGTAAAAACCTCAAATGCTATCCGTGGCTTTACGATGCGGTTTGTATTTCTTTACTTACTGGTTTACGTCGTGGCAATGCAATTAGCATGGAATGGAAATGGGTTGATTTTGAAAAAAGAATCATTACGATTCCAGCAACTTGTTTCAAAAGAAAGCCTGGGGATAACGCACCCCATGTTAGCTATATTAGTGACCGGGCCCTTGAAGTTTTGGAGCGTCGTTTTTCTGAAATTGGGGACAAATCGCCATACGTTTTTCCCAGATCATATGAAAACACATACTGGGAAAACCGTTCCAACATGAACCTACCCATTAGTGGGCAGACATATTGGAGGGCGTTTACTCGGGCTAAAAAAGAGGCGGGTGGCATGGAAGATTGTACCCCTCATACAATGAGGCATGATTTTGCGTGTAAGGCAGTTCAAGCGCCTGGAAATGAATTACACCATGTTCAAAGAATGATGGGGCATCAAAGCATTCAATCCACCCAGATTTACGCCTATCTTAAAACAAAAGACGTAGTTGAGGCGCACAAAAGGACTTTTGACAAGCCTAAAATGAGGGTTTTAGATAGTCCCAAATCTGTCCCAAAAAAAGGTTAGCGCCTTTAAATAGGGGCTTGCAGGAGTTAAAAATTTTGTTATGAAGAAAACTACAAGTATGAAATAGACCGTTTTTTTGTAAGCAATTATAACTTTTTTTAAAAATAGTGGCAAATCTTGACTTACCCTGCAATTTTTGCCCTATTTTTTTAACCTATTGATTGCATTGATCTACATTTAATTTTGCGGTACAATACAATAAGTTTGAAACGAATAAGAACCAGTCCCAAATTTGTCTCACCATGAAAAAAATCATTTCTCAGATCAAAAAATTGGAGCGCTCTCAGCCGATTATTGTGGAATGGGTTGATGCGGCTGACGATGACCCATCTCCAACTGGTTTGGTTTGGAAGTCCCTGGGCGAAAGTTTAAAGGAATTACGAGAAATTCACATCAAAACTGTGGGGTTTTTTAACGTATACCGAGGAAAGACGGTTTTTTTGTTCACAAATGTAGAATACAGCAATCCTAAAGACCCTCATATTGCCGCAGAAGGCCAAATTCCTGTTGGGTGTATCAAGAGTATCACCCTATTAAAAGAGGTAAAATGACCTATTTCATTGAGTTTGGGCTAACTGTATGGGGGGCCCTGTCTGTGAGATGGATCAACAGACGGAAAAAATATGGATTGTATTCTGGCGCAATTTGTAATAGTTGCTTCTTAACTTACTGGTATTTTAACGGTTTATACGGGTTTTTGGTCGGCGATCTGGTTTTTACCACGATGTATTCGATTGAAATATGGCGAGATATTCATGGATGAACAGCGCTCAATATCAAACGAGACTCATATTTTTTGTAACTGGTGTTCCAACTGGACGGAACCAATCAACCACGGGGGCTCCGTTCTTTGCCAATTCTGTAGAAACAACATAGACCCCTGCTGTTCGGGGGAATCTTGTTTCAACAACCCTGCCCCAAGGGAGGAGGAATGATGGAATATTTTAAGGTGAAGAATCTAAAGAAATTTCAGCATTACAAAGATCGTTGCCCACCTTGGATTAAACTTCATTCAAGCATTTTGGATGATTATGAATTTGGGCTCCTACCTGATGATTGTCAGCATCAGCTTATGCTTATCTGGGTCTTGGCCAGCAAATGCGAGAATCGTTTGCCCCTGGACGAAAGCTGGTTGCAGAAAAAACTCCCCGTTAAGAAGAAAATTAACCTCAAACCTATGTTTAAAGCAGGGTTTTTAATATTGCTATCACCATCGGAGCAACTTGCTAGCGAGTTGCTACAAGATGAAGAAGGCCATGCTGATTCAGAGGAGAGAGAGGATATAAACCAGAATATAAATCTAGAAAAGAATAAACATACTGTGCATGAGAACCCAGTTCCGTATGAAAAGCAATTCAGCGAAATTTATGAGATGTACCCGAAGGAAAGTAGAACGGAAAGGAGTAAATGCGAAAAAAAATACGTCCTTGTCAGGAAAGCTGGCAAGAAGAAGGGTTTAACCCATGAGGAGTGTATTCAAGCGTTAAAAAACTACATGAATTATGTTTACCGCAAGAGAGCAACCGACCACAAAAATCTGAGTTGGAAAAATTCTTTAACTTGGTTCAACCAGATCAGGGATTGGGTTAATCCTGATTTTGATTGTTCCCCACCTAAAGAATTGACCGCCGAAACTATGGAGTATTGCGTATGATTCAAAATGAGGTGAGATACAAATGGGAGGACTTTGGTATCACTTTTTCGGGTGAGCCAAATGATAGGGGCGAGGTTATGACAACTTGTCCCAGGTGCAGTTCATCGAGAAGTAAAAAAAATCAGTCCCAAAAATGCTTGGCGGTTAATCTGCTGAGTTTGAAATGGCATTGTAACCATGAACCTGACTGTGGTTTTTCCGGGGGACTAAAATATGGTGAAAAAGGAACATCGCTTTATAACAAAATCAATTACAAAAAGCCATTTTACAACCAGAAAGGGTTGTCGAAAGAACATTATACCTACCTTGTTCATGGAAGAAGTTTAGACCCACTTGTTTTGGAAATGGAAAAAATCTCTTCCAAGGGTAAGGCTATATGTTTTCCGTTTATACGGCCTACACAATGGAAAAGTTGGGACATTGTTGATGGGGAAATTGTCAATGTAAAGTATCGCACCCTGGACAAAAAAATGTGGTTGGAGGAAGGGGCCGAAAGGATTGTCTATGGGATCGGGGATCTAATGGCCCTAAAGGAACTGGAAGATCGTGATTTGGTAATTGTTGAGGGTGAGATTGATCGCCTTTCTGTTTTAACAGCTACATTTCAGCAACACAAGCTGAACAACGGAGATGTTACCTCCGCTCATATACCTTGTATTTCAGTTAGCAATGGCGCCAATTCGATGGATAGCATCAGGAAGCTGGGCAAACAAGCTTTTGCTGGCGTCCGTGTCATTATCGCTGTTGACAATGATGAAGCTGGAAAAAAGTTGGAAAAAGAAATAGCACATTCTCTTGGCAAAAAAAATTGTTACCAAGTTAAATTTCCAAGCGGCTGTAAAGACCCCAACGACGTCTTAGTTAAGCACGGCAAAGAGGTTTTACGCAGACTTCTAGAAAACCCGAAACCTTACCCTATCGCTGGTATTTATGATGTTGAATCGGTGGAGGAAGATATTTTCAACCTCTACGAAAATGGAATTATAGGTGGGGAGAAAATTGGTTGGCCGTCCCTGGACGAACTTTATACGGTGAAAACAGGTTTCTGGACTTTAGTTACTGGTGTTCCTTCTTCCGGCAAATCTGGTTTGGTGGATCACATAGCAATCCGCTTGGCTGAGAAAGGTTGGGGGTTTGCTGTATGCTCCCCAGAAAATCAACCCGTTCATCTGCATTACATATCGCTCTTAGAAAAATATATTGGGAAACCATTTTTCCCTGGGCCAAGCAAAAGAATGACAATCGAGGAAGCGGTTCGCGGCATGGAATTTCTACACAACCACTTCCATATGATTTTGCCCGAGCCCAAAGGTGATGGTCAGCAATCTTTAAGTTTGGATTCAATTTTGCAAGATGCTGAAACTTGTATCTTTCGTTATCCGAATTTAAAAGGGCTGATTATTGACCCATACAATGAGCTAGATCACTCCCGTCCCCAAAATCAATGGGGCAAGTCTGATTCTGAATATATTTCCTCTTGGATTTCAAAAGTTAGGCGGTTTGCTCGTCAGCATGACATTCATATTTGGGTGATAGCTCACCCTAGAAAGATGGAGGCTGAGCTAGGAAAAGATTACCCAATCGTCCGACCTTTTGACATTGAATCGTCAAGGCATTGGTGGGCAAAGGGGGATTGCATTTTAAGCGTTTGGAGGAGCCTAAAACCAGATGCGGACACATCAGTCGCCGTTCATGTGCAAAAAATTAAGCCCCGTTATATCGGAAAACAGGGCAAGGCATTATTGAACTACGACAAAGTGAGTAGCCGTTATCTAGATGTGAACGGAGGCTCAAATTGGCAACATTCTCAAACCCAAAAGACTTAAATGACCGCCACGCTTATTACGAACTTGGGGACAAGTACGAAAAGGCTTTTGTAAAAAAGATGCGGAGAAAAAATTATGACGTTCAAATTAACCCGGATAAAAAAACCGACAAAACAGCTATTGATCTCGTCTGGGACGGGAAGCTGGTTGAACTTAAAACAAGGCGCACTCCCTTCTTCAAGGCAAGCTCGTACAATGTCAACCCTGATTCAGCCGTTACGATCAACGGCAAGGATATTGATGCCTACAAAGATAAGCCCGACCTGGAAGTTGTCTTCTGGGTTAAATGGCCTGCCCAAGAAAGATACGGTGTAAAGGTTAAGGCTGTTAATGGTGTTTGGGTGACTACTGTAAAAGAGATGCAACGAATGATTGCTGATGGGGCCCCGGAGCATATGTACCAGGGGCGTATCAATGACAACAGGTTTAATGCAAAATTCAGTTATATCTTTGACCTTCAAAATATGGAGTTGATATGAGTGATGGAGAGCAAGTTGTAAGAAAGATATATAAACAAAATAAAACAACAATGGTCATGGAGGAGGTTTGGATTTTTCAGCCGGACGTTACTAAGCAGTATTCTGATTTTGATTGTATGGAGTGGATTTTACGAGAGTTCATGGGTCTGGAAGCCAGTAAATTGCCCCCAGATAGTGACTGGCATTTAATTCCACAATGTATTACGGATATGGCCGAAGAACAATTTACCAGGGGGAAAGATGCTACGCCATCAAGTGACAACTGAACAGCATTATGAGGATAATTCAATAAAAGTTTGGATAAAAAAGAATAAAAAATATCCGTACCACGCTTTTTGTCTTTACAAGCCCAATGGGTACATTCTGGAGCAAGCTGGCTACGATAAAAGCACGGCAGTCAAATTAGTTATGTTTGAAATGGAACAAAAAATAAAAAATAAATCTTTTGGAGGTTTGCATGAGGAATCCAGAAATTGAGGAAGTTTTTGTAGAGTGTGCAGAAATAGTTGATAAAAAAAACACCGACTATGCAACTACTGACGATTTCTATGCCAACTTTAGATTGGTGGAAGAAATCGGATTGCCAATGTGGGTGGGGGTAGTAATTCGCTATTTGGATAAATTTTCCAGGCTTAAAGGTTTCACCAGTCGATTTGTAAATACAGGGAAGCTACACCTTGAAAATGAAAACATAGAAGATACTTTTATAGATGCCATCAATTATATGGCCATAGCTTTAGTGACTTATCGCAAATGGTATAAGAAAGGCGGCTCTTCTAATAAAAAGCCATTAGTGGAAACGGACAATAATGATATGCCGTCCGAGTTTGTTAGCAACTATTCAAAGTGTAGAAACGATTGATGGGGAAAAGCCAGTTAGAAGAAAATTTTTTATGGTTGATTAAGCAAGAGGGTTTGCCGCGACCAGATAAAAGAGAGTACAAATTTCATCCTGTCCGAAAGTGGCGAGTGGATTTTGTTTACTCAACGAATATGCTTGCGGTGGAGATTGAGGGGGGTGAGTGGGTCAATGGTCGGCACAATAGGCAGTTGGCCAAAGACGCAGAAAAATATAACGAGTTGACTTTAGCTGGCTATAAGCTACTGCGTTTTACTGGTTCCATGCTTGCAAATGGAACGGCTATGATTCAATTAAGGAGGATGCTACTTTGAAAAATACCCGTAATCTTATGGCTAATAAAACAAATACCCTGGTCAAAGATTTTCCGGCTGATAGCCTGGTCAGGTTTATTGCAGAAAAAGATGTTTCCCTGGCACTTGAGGTTTGTAGCCAGTTTGGGGGAATGGAAGAATATATTCCAAAGATTGATACAATAGACCGCCACGTTATCTATCGCTACATTGTTTCTAGGCTTGATAAAATGGAATCTGCAAAGGTGATCGCCCGATCCGTACCGCTTGGGGTCAGCCAAGTCAGTAGGATCATAAGGCGACATTTAGGGAAGGGGGATAGTTCTTTAAATGAATTATTTGATGGGATAAAATAATTTTAGTTTTATAAACTTTCCCCCGCAGTATCTTCCGCAGAGTCAAGTTTGCCGTCTAAAATATCTTGCGTGAAAGCGTTAATCATTCTTATTTGGTCTTCAAAGTCTTGAACATGAGGTGCATTGTCCAACACTAATTTTATTGCTTCCAACGCTGAAACTTTTGCTATTCTTTTTTGTGTCATATTTTTATACCTCCTCCGTGGCGTCAAATTTACCGTCTAAAATATCTTGAGTAAATGCGTGGATCATTCCAACTTCTTCCTTAAATCCTCGATCTTTAGGGGCATTATCTAACAATGTTTTTATTGCGTCTATTGCTGTAATTCTTTTAGTATCCTCCTCAATTGAATCATATAAGATTGCCGTTCCATGTGCAGGCGCTGTTACCTCCTCCGTTATTTTAGCCGTTAAGTAACCATCAGGGGCAAATCCTTTACAATCATAATGTGCCGCCAGGTTTTCCCAAAACTCATTGTCATGGGTTCTATTTACGGTCTGCGTAATGTCAATGTCTATGGGGCAATCGCCCTGCGCTGTTTGTTGATACCTGTCAACCAGTAAAGCGTTTGTTCCAGAGGCCCAACCACTATCGTTATATTCTGGTAATTTGAAAACCACCACTTCTTGTGAGCCAATCACATTGTTGTCTGGATGTTCGCCTAATATTTTTCCATTTTCATCTGTATGCACTTCTCGTTGAACATAAATAATTGGTTTCATTATCACACCTCTGCTGTTGGAATTATCATTATTTCATCAGATAATTCTTCTTCAGTTGTTCCTGACCCATCTCCTATTTCTCCAGCGATCAAATCTAGCTTAAATTCCTCTGCTTCTTTTCTTGAGTTAAATTCAAGATTACCTTCATTGTTTTGTAAATATGATAAATCTTCACATCCTTCTTCATGCTTACATTTTCTAGCTATTACATATTTCATTATTTTTCCTCCGTCAATTTGGTTAAAAAACAAAGGTGGGGGTTATTACGGCCCCCGCCACTTATTTTGATTTTGTGTTTTGAAATTGTCAATAATTGAAGGGCCTGTTCTTTTCTGAGAATCTTGCCCATATTATCGTATAAATAAATAAATATACTGGCCCTTTCAAATATTTCTTTTTCTTTCACAATTTACCTCTATTCAATTACTTCTGCCGCGCCTAAAACGCTGTGTGTAAGAGTATTCTCTTAAAAGTTCATCGTAGTCTGCCAAGTCAATGTCGTATTTTTCATATCTCTTAATTAAGAATTTTGCTATTTTGTAATAATCCCAGTCGAGTCTTGAGGCCAGTCTTTCACTTTCCGCCCCAATTTTATCCGTTAATATTTGTAAGTCCGGCAAAGCTAAATTTATCATTTTGGTATTCCTTTAAATAAAGGCTGTGGGTTCAATAACTCCTCAAGACCTATCTCAAAGGCCCTGTGGATCGCCTGATCTCTGGTTATTCCTTCTTTCCTAGCGTATTCTTCCAACTTTTTTAATTGCCCAGGGGGAAGGTTGAAACTAACATCCCAACCCCCGAAAATGCTTTCTTGTATATTCATTTTTTAAAATAGGTTAATAAGTGAATAAAATCTAAAACAAGTCCAACTGCAATAATAATAAGTAACCATTTCATCCGTTCAATTTCACTCCCCTGCTCAATGCCAAGTCATAAAGTGCCTCGTCATTGTTAATAAACAGTTCTCTCTGGTGGTTGTTTCTTCCATAATGGTTAAAGGCTTCTTTCCCAATTTGCGCCTCAATATGTCCGTCAATTATTTCTTTATATTCTCGGATAAATTGTTTTAATGTCATTTCTCACCTCACCAGCTTGAAGAGTAATAAAATTCCATACCATTTATGCAGTCCATGTGGTCGAGTGGTATGGCTTTGCTTAATATTTCGGCTGTGCGTTTTACTTCTTCAAAATATAATTCGTCTATTTCCTGAGAGCCAAAAAAGAACCCCGGAATAGGTGGAAGTAATTGTTCCGGTTTTGGGGCGTTTTGTACAAAGGGTGTAAGTGCTAGTTCTTCGCATATATTTTTTAACTCTTTCAACTGGTGCGCCTCAACCCTGTACGTTCCGCAGTTGTCGGCTCCATCCTGCACGTTTTGAACAAACCAATTATGTATAAAATTGGCTTTTCTCCATGTGATTATCTCGTATTCAATATATTGAACTTTGAAGCCGTGGTTAAAATCTCGTAAAACTTCGCCCAGGCGTTTCTGCATTTCTACGTCTTCGGGGTCATACGTTGATATATATTGTTTGCCTGTTAGCCATTGGTCTAGGCCCATGATTAACCTTTCCGGCCCCTTTCGGGGCCTGTTCAAGTTTAAAGTTCTGCTTCGTTAATTGGTTCGTATGCTTCTGGATCGGGTGTTATAGGTGGGAGCCCGTTTTTTTCGCGCTCTGGGTTATATTTCTCAATGCAGTCTTTACATATTGCAACCCGCACCCCGTCAATTCGTTTGATTGAGGGAACTTTTTTGGGGTTAAAAGCAAATATTTGACTGCATAAGGCGCAGGGGCTTGTAACAAAGGCATATCCCATTTTATGCGTCCTCCATATAGGCTTTTATTGAGTCAACTTCGCTGGCCTTAGTTGGCTTAAATAGGATGTCCCTCTCAATTCCAAGACCAAAGCCGCAGTCAACTTGTTCCAGTTCGTCAAGTGAAAAATAACCCCACTCTGGGAACCCCAGTCCATCAACAAAGCCAAAAAATTTGCGCTCCTCTGGATCGTATTCGGTGGCGTACCATGTACCGGCCCCTGCTGGGTTAAAGAACTTAACTATTATTAAAGGATCGTCCCCAAGATCTTGGAAACCAGTTTTCTCAAATCGCTCTATTATTTCTCTGGTTAATAAGTTCATTTTTTCTCCTTTATGATGGGTCGTTTAAAATGGTTTGGCGTTCATCTCCATAGCTTTTTGCTTCGTCAATTTCCTCCTCCTCAATTGTGAAGGTTTTATTTGCTTCCTCTATAATGTCCATGCCTTTCAATAGAGCGTGGACATAATTAAACATTTCCCTTTTGCTTCCTCTGGTTGGGGAAATATCTCTGGCTCCACCACCTTCGCAAACTTGTTCCAAGCGGTAGCCGCCAAGCTGTTTACCAAAATAAAAGTGTCCAGCGTTTGGCTTTTTGGTTTCTTTGTTCCAATGTGATATGGGGTTTTTTGTTCGCTGGTTTAAATAATTAATCACCCCTTGAAGCTGGGCCTCTGAAACTCTCACGGTTGTCCTTTCTGGGCCCTGATCGGGCCCGGTTCGGTGTTAGTGGGTATTAAATAAATAGTTCCTGTGCGCTTACTACTGTATTTGTGCCGCAAGCTTCGCAATATCCTTCGCGCTGGTCGGGCTCGTAATAATGGACTTGGTCGCAGTTGTCGTTTTGACAAATGCCTGGGCAAACTCCGTCCATCAAGGACTGCTCCAAAATGTCAAGCTCGTCCATGCCTTCGATCTGGCAAAGTGTGGTGATTTTGTCCAGCCGTTTTTGTCTGCGCTGGGCTGGTGTTGGTTGGATCGCTTGGTTCATAGCGTTTTACCTTTCCGCCCGGATCAGGTTCCGGGCTCTAGGTTTAGAATGTGCCGATGTAGAGTGAGCAAATAAGGCCAGCCAACAAAACAAAGGCGGTTAAAAAAACATCTATCAGGTGTTTCATGCTGGTACGTTCCACCGCGCTGTATGCTGGAAACGCGGTACAAATGGTCGATCTGTTGCAATACCTAAAACATCATGCGCAAAGTCAAAAGCTTTTGCATTTAACAGTCCGTCCCAGTCCATCATGGGTTCATAGTCTGTCAATTGCTGGTAAGTCTCGCGGATCGGCAAACCTAGTTCTAATTTGGCTCTCATGGCGCAAGCTAAAACCTTGGGATTGCGGCAAAGCGCAAAAACCTCACCTAATTGCTTTCTCAATAGGTTCTGCATAAATCCTCCTTGTGTAAAGGTTTATAATATTGTGCGTTATTCTTTTATCATAAATTGCGGATAAACGCAATACCTTGTCAAGTAAAATTTGCGTTTTTCTGCATTTTTTTTGCTTTTTTATGCGTCAAAGGTCTGGGCGGTCTGGATCGCGGCCTTAAATGGCCTTTAGTCTTGGGTCTGGGCCCAGCTGTGATCGTTCCTGGGTGTTCATTTTGCTGGGGCTGGTGGGGGTTGGATTTTTGACTGGTGGGGAGTTGCCCAGGTGGATTGTTTGGGATTTTGTATTTGATCGGGCGCGGCTCTGGCCGGATCGCGTTCTTGATCGCGTTCTGCCGTGCGTGGGCTCGGTAGATCGGTCGCATATAAAAATGTATGTTCGGCCTTGAGCGTGCGCTCCTCCTCCTCGGTGGGCTCGGTCATCTGTTTACAGGTGGCCGTCCCACTACTGGCCCAATTGGCTGGATCGGGCCCGGAGAATTAGGTTTGTAGTTTTCTTTATGAAAAGATCGCGCAATTGTGGCCTAGATCGTTGGGCCCAGTAAGATCGCGCGTTGGTATAAGGAAAGATACTATTTCCCAAGGTCGCGGCCACTTGAAGGAACCACCCGTTCCCCCACCGGGGCCGACCACCATCGCGAGCCTTACTTGCAAGGTCTTGTTTGTTTGGACAAAAATTTTTTAAAAAAATGATGACCCCAGAAGAAGCATACAAATACGGTTTTGAGGACGGCTTTGAAGCAGGCCAGGAGGCTTCATTTTTTGAAATCAGGCTAGATGGTGATGTGAAACAACTTCCAATAGACGAGCAAATGGAGGTCTTAGACGAGGCAATTTCAGTTAAAAAGGAGCAATTTCATTGATTGATTCGGACTATATCACCGAAAATTTTAAAAGGGAGGAGTTTGCTTGTTCTTGCTGTGGGAAGGACGACATTGATTACGAACTGGTTAAAAAATTACAAACATTACGGGAAATATATGGTTCCCCGATGGCAATAACGAGTGGTGTCCGTTGCGAACAATTTAATTCAAAGTTGCCAGGTTCATCTAAAACCAGCAGTCATATTGCTGGAAAGGCGGCTGACATAAGTGTTGTTAATTCTGCTGTTCGATTCCGTCTTATAAAACTGGCCTTAGAAATGGGTTGGAAACGAGTGGGTATAGCTGGGAATTTTATTCATCTTGATATTGATGAAAGCAAAAAACAAAACATTATTTGGACATATTCTTAGACAACAAAAAAGGGGTAAAAATGGACGACATAATGAGCGCGATGAAAGGCAAAAAAACTTACTTGCTGGCTATCGTGGCGGTGGGTTCTTTGGTTTGTGAAATGATGAATTTCGCCAAGATGCCGGAAGGTTGGTACGAAATGCTGGGGTTCGGTAGTTTTGTGACAATCCGTCATGGAATGAAAAAATGATCTTACTTGGAACTCTTTTAGCTGGCCTGTCGGCGGTTGGCTATTTGATCTGGGTTGGGGGCAAATTAAGAAAGTCTAAAGATTTGGAGGAGGGTATGAAGAAAGTAGGGAAAGTTAATGAAATGGTTTACAAGGTGGACAAAGAAACAGAGGATCGCATTGCGGGTAATAGTGATTCTAATGTTTCTCGCGGTTTCCCAAGGTTGCCTCGCGACAAGTAGTGGCTCATACCCTATTTATGTGCGCCCGGAATTACCGCCATTACGTTGGACGGAATGTAAGCCGAAATTTCAATGTTTAGCGAATGAAGACTATGTTGGCTTACGGGTTTACTCGATCGAAATGGAGGGTTTGGTTGACAAGTACCAGAAGCAAGTGGAAATCATCAATGGCGAATGAACAAGCCCACACTTGCGGAAATAAAGCGATGTCTTCTTAAAGAGCCGACAAGCTATCGTATTTACGAATGTAAGGTTTTTGATGGGGAGGGAAATTTAAAATACGTTGTTTCAGCAGAGGAACAATTGGAAAGGAATTTAGAGGCATTAAAGACAAGGCTTTTAACCTTATTGGAGGGGGTGTAGTCAGGGCGCTTTTTTTAATCGCTGTTTTGGTCTGTGTAATTTTTTTGGCCAAGCGTGTTAATTCCGTAGCGCTCCCGAGGGTGCCGGATTTGGCTTTTGTTACCAAATGGGAGCCCAAGCCGGATCGGACAATGCAAGTCGATTTTGAGGGGGTGTCTTTTAGGTATGTAATTTTGGATGACAAGCCTGCTCCGCTTTGTCAGATGGTTATGCCTTATGGCCATAACGAATTGCGTTGGGTAACAAGGGATGGACGCATGGCCCATCAATACCTAACTAAAGATGAGCCAGTTTTATACAAATTCGCAGGTGATGGGGATTGGAATTGGTTGTCGCTAAATACATACAAGGATTGTTTAAGGTACGACTCGGAGAAACTTGAATGTCAGAAAGAATGAGTGATTATTTATTGAGGGCTTACCCATACAGCAAGTCTAAGCAGTTTAAATGGTATCTACATTATCTTCAATTAGGAGTTTGGGACAATTGAAAAAGAAAAAGCGTAAAGGTGGCAAAGGTGGGAAAGGCGGTTACTAAACATAAGCCTTTCAATTTTCACGAAGATTGGATTAAGGCATACCAGAAGCTTGGTGGGGTGGAAGCTCTCGTAGCTTTTGGGCGTGACCCACAAAACCATAAAAAATTTATGGATATGGGGGTGGCTCTTACGCCTAAAAACGTGAAGGTTGAACAGGAGCATACATTAAATTTTGTAATGGTGCCTCCTAAAACAGAAGTCCCGGAGATGCCCGAAGAAATTATAGAAACTTTTGATGCGGAGTTTGAGGAGGTAAATGTTAACTCTGGAGATGGACAGCAAGAAGAATAATTGCCTTTGGACGCCGACTGAAAAGCAGAACGAGTTCTTAGGCAGTTCTTTCGATGAAGTGCTGTACGGCGGAAGTGCTGGGGGAGGAAAATCAGACGCCTTACTTATTGATATGTTGGGGCTTACGCAGAAGGCCCTAACTTGGTCACGTTACAGGGCCATATTATTTCGTAAAACATTTCCCGAATTAGGGGAATTGGTTGATCGCTCAAAAGAGATTTACCCCCAGATTTATCCGGGGGCAATTTACAACACGACGGAACATGAGTGGCGTTTCCCATCTGGGGCCAAAATCATGTTTTCGTATATGGATAAGGATGAAGATAGATTTCGTCATCAGGGGAGTGAGTACCAATGGGTTGGTTGGGACGAGTTGACCCATTGGGCCTCACCTGTTTGCTTTAAGTATTTGCAATCGAGAACGAGGTCAATCAATCCAGATATTAAGGTTTATACGAGGGCATCAACAAACCCTGGTGGTCGAGGTCATGCTTGGGTTAAGGAATACTGGCGTATTCCGAATGATGGAACAGGCACACGCTTTGTTCATGCGGAGCGTGTAAGCGGTACGGTGGCAAAATCATACAGGCAGTTTATCCCGGCGAGGTTGGATGACAACCCGCATTTAAGCGATTCGGGTTACAGGGAAATGCTGTTGAAGTTGCCTGCTAGGGATCGGAAAAAACTGCTGGATGGACGTTGGGATGTTGTTGAAGGGCAGTTCTTTTCATCGTGGAATCCCGAGGTTCATATTGTAGAGCCTTTTAGAATCCCAAAAACATGGCCTCGATGGAGAGCGATGGACTGGGGTAGCACGAAACCTTATTCAATAGGATGGTATACGGTAGACCCGGATGGAAATATATATAGATACCGAGAATTATACGGCTGGGGTGGGGAGGCGAATGTCGGAACAAAAGAATCCGTTAAAGAAGTTGCTAGAAAAATACGGGAGGCAGAGAAATACGAAAGGGCCCAGGGAATTGAGTTTAGAAACAACCCGGCAGACCCTTCTTGCTGGTACTCAAAAGGGGAAGGAATAACAATTTATGAATTGTTCCGCGACGAAGGGATTCAATGGTGGCCAGCCAAGGGTGGAAAAAACAGCCGCGAAAACGGTTGGGCGGTTTGCAATCAATTTTTACTCGAAGGGATGTTTAAAGTGTTTGCTAACAGCCGTCATTTCATAAGGACTGTGCCATCATTACAAATAGATGAAAACAAACCCGAGGATGTTGAAACAAAAAATCAGGAAGATCACGTCGGCGATGAGTGGAGATATTCACTCATAAGTCGGCACCATTATATTAGGGAAATAGTGCCTAAAGCGCGACCCAAATATATGTCGTTTGACTACATCGTTGATCTTGACCAGCCGAAGATCGACAAATCAATTTATAGGCTGTAACTAAGGAGATTTATCAATGCTTAGAATGAACACCGTAGTTTCCGCGCAAGCCGCTACCGCTACTGGTTCTGCTGTAGAGCAGTCCTCAAGCCCGTACTTGCCTGGAACAACTGTTGTCACCATGATTCAGCCTGCCGCTTTTTCTGGCACGGCAATTATTCAGGGTTCGGATGACAACTCAACTTGGTCAACCTTGCATACGTCAGGGTCTTTGACTACAGACAGCGAAGTTCAGTTTAAGGAAGTAACGCTTCCCAAATATGTAAGGCACAACACAACCCGATCTGCTGGTAGTGTTTCCATGTATATTCTGAACGCTGGTTAATATGTCAGATATTCAAGACGAGGTTTCATCTGCAATCCGTGAAACTGGGTTTCAGAAGCCCGGTAACGCGGATAAAGAGCCTACAAAGGGCGAGAAGGATTCCGCGAATTATTGGCAAAAGCGAATTGAAATGGCCACATATACGATGGGGCCGCTTCATAAGAAAATAAAGGAGCATCGTCATTATGTCCAGGGGGAACAGCATGACGACGGGAGCAATCAATTAGTTAGGGCCAATCTTGTTCAAGCGTTAATAAAGAAGGCTGTAAATTCTTCTTACGCTAGAAATCCGCAATTTTCCATTCGACCCACAGAGAATGTTGCATTGGGGCAATTAAAACCAATGCGGCTGTTTGGCAAAACGGCTGAAATCGTCTTAAACCGGGTATTTGACTCTGCCCAACTAAAGCGTAGGGCGAAGGCTTGCTTACGGGCGGCCAAGACCACCGGCATTGGTTGGGCTAAAATTTACTACCAGACCGAAACAGAGGAGAGCCCTATTATTTTAGGGCGTATTCGGGATGCCAGGGATGACTTGGCACAACTTGAATATCTTAGGATGCAAATTCAAGACCCGGAACTAAGAGATCAAAAAGATCGTCTTTTGAGAGAGAAAAAGGATTTGATAGGGGCTCTTGAAAAAGAAAAGGATGTGATTGTTGGGGAAGGTCTGGTTATAGATGTTGTGGATAGCGCAAATGTAATTATTGATATAAGCACTATTCGCAATTTTGATGATTACGTTAGGGCCCCGTTTATTGCCGAGGCTATGTTAATGACAATGGCAGACGCAAAAAGACGGTGGGGGGAAGTTCCGCCGGGAACAAAAATTTTCACTCCCGGAGGCAGGGAGGGTGACAGCTTGCCTGCTATAAATAAAAAAGGGGATTTTGAAAACACAGAAAACGAAATTATTCGTGTTTATGAAATCCACGACAAGTTAAACAAGGTTGTTCGTTACATCCCGGAAGGAGCCCAATCTTTTCTGCAAGAGGCTATCGCTCCGCCGATTGTTTGTGAGCAATGGTTCCCATACTTCCCGATGGGTGTAAATATTGTAGATGGGCAGTTTTATCCTTTGTCGGATGTTGCTTTAGTCAAAGAGTTACAGGACGAACACAATTCCGCACGAACACGATTTGCTCAACATAGGGATATTGCAATTCCTCATTGGGTGGGTAAACGGGCGGAAATTAATGAGCAAGATGCACGGCGGTTACAAACTGCTAATGTTGGAGAAATCTCGTTAATAGAAGGTCAGCCAGGACAACCCGTTAGGGCGTCGGTGGAAGTGTTTTCACCTCCGCCAGTAGACCCTGCTGTTTATAGCACCGATCATACGGAAAGGGATATAGAGCGTGTTGTTGGGGGGACTGAAATAACCCAGCCCAAAAGTAATCGTTCACGAACACTTGGGGAAGCTGAATTACTTTCTCAGGAAACAGGGGTGCAGACAAGCGCCGATACGGACGAGATCGAGGACTGGTTTGAACGTGTCGCTACGGCAACATTGGAAATACTATTGCAGACTTTAACCAAGGAACAAGTCATCGAAATTGCTGGCCCCCCTGCGGAGCCCGAGATAGACAAATCTACGGGACAGCCTAACGGCCAAATGAAGGATGGTTCAGTATGGCCCGATGATATGAGTCGCTCCGAAATTTTTAATAACTTAAAAATTAATATACAGGCTGGCAGTTCTGGCAAGCCGGATAAAGAGCAAATTGCACAAACCTGGGCGAAATTTTTATTGCCTAGAATTACGGAATTAATAGGTCAGGTTGCTGAGTTGCGTGATAAAGGGCAAAGCGATTTGGCAGACAGTTTGATTCTCGTTGCCCAGGAGACACTACGCCGTTTAGATGAAAGATTCGATATTCACGAATTTTTACCGCGTCAGGAAGAAAATGAGCAGAAAAATCCAGAAGAAATGGCGGCCATGCAACAGCAAATGGAGGCGCAAGCTGTTCAACTTGAGCAGTTAAAAGCTGAAGTTGAAGAAACAAAATCTAAAACGGTTAAGAACTTGGCGCAAGCGGAAAAATACCGTGAGGATGCCGAGGGAGACAGGGTAAAAGAGGCGATCACTTCTTTCAAAGCCCAGGAAGACGCGGATCGGGCGGATCGAGCGCAACAGCATGAGCAACGAAGGGATTTGCTTGATCGTGAAATGCAACTTAGTGATATGCAGGCGCAAGATAACCGTGATGGTAATGAAATGAGATTGAGAGAAAGGGAATTAAATAAGCCCCAGGCAACTAAAAAATAACTACGGAGGATTTATGACTGAAAAGACTGAGCAAGCGGAGTCGTCACCGCAAGAGGAGGCAAAAGAAAGCGTAACGCCGGAGTCGCAAACGGCAGACAAGGTAGAAGAAACAAGCGTAAAAGAGGATTCGCAACCTCCAAAGGATGAAAAATCGGAATCATCCACCGAAGCAGAAACCGCCGTTGACGCAATTAAAAAGGCGCTGACGGAGGATGAAGAAGATGAGCAAATCCCAGATCAGCCGGAAGAAGTTGAAGCCCCGGTTGCCAAGGATGCTCCAAAAGATGCCGTTGAAGAAGAAACGGACGACATCTACGCCGAGCCGGAAGGTTTAAAACCTAAAGCCCAGGAAAGGTTTCGGAGTCTTGTAGAAGATAACAAATATAAGGCCGATCAATTAGAACAAGCACAAACCGCGCTTAACGAGATTCAAAAGACGGTTCAGCAGTCAAATATGACTCCCGAAGAGTTTGGTTATCTAATTGACTATGGCCGTATGGCTGTTTCCAAAGACCCGAAAGAATTGGAGTACGCATTACAAACAGCACAAAATGAGGTTTTGCGTATTTCTCAAGCTTTAGGAAAGGAAGTAGATGGAGTTGATTTATTAACTGGCCATCCAGAATTACAAAAACGCGTCGAAGATTACGAATTAACGCGGGAAGATGCGTTGCGTATAGCCAAAGCCGAGCGTGAACTGGAACAGTATAAAAAAGCCCAGACACAGCAGACGCAACAGGCGGATGAAGCCAATAAACGGCAAACAGCGCAAGATCAATCTCTAGCCAAAGTTAAGTCTTTTATGGACAAGATGAAAGCGACGGACATTGACTACAGCGCTAAAGAAGCCAAGTTGGTAGAACAGGCCGCGAAGGTAAGGGAAAATTATCCGCCCGAGCAATGGCCCTTAGTAATTCAAGACCTATATGAAACGATGGGTTTTGGGGCTTCTGATAAAAAGCAAGAATTAAAAACGAGCGCCCCGGCTCCAATTCAATCGACAACATCCACGGTTGGGAGTCAAGTGCCTAAGACAATGCAAGAAGCAATACACTTAGGTTTGGGTGACGCATAATTTAAACGGCATAAGGTTAGGATGACCTTTCCGCGACATGGAGGTTGCTATGCCATTTACAGCAGAAGAGTTGTCTATCGCTGGTAAAACAGCACTAGACTACTATATGAAAAACAAACCCGTTGACCAGATCGTTCAAGAGCGCCCTTGGTACTCAAAAATGATGGCAACAAAAAAGACGATGCCAGGTGGAAAACAAAATGCTGTTGTCCAGTTAAGGTATCGTTACCAATCTAATTTCCAGTTTTTCAATGGAAGGAAAGTTGTTACTTACAACAACCGATCAACCATTGAACAGGCAACATACCCTTGGCGTTCAGCGCATGACGGTTTTGCCCTGGACGAAGACCGCTTAATTCAGAACGGTATCACCGTAACTGATAATAAAAAAGCCGTCCACTCCGAGGCAGAAGTTATTCAGCTTACCAATTTATTGGATGAGCAGATTGCGGTTTTGGATGCTGGTTGGGAAGAGCAATTCGACCAAAAGCTGTTGCAAGACGGCTCCGCCAGCACGGATGATATTGAAGGGCTGGACTTTTTGGTTTCCACAACCCCTACATCGGGGACGGTGGGTGGAATTGACCGATCTGTTGCGGCTAATTCATGGTGGCGCAATCAAGTTGCTACTGGAATTACGACGGCCACAACAACTGGAACCATTATTGACGTAATGGAAACACAATGGCGGAACTGTACTAAAAATGGTGGAAGGCCAAACTTTATTATGGCTGGAAGCGATTACATTGACGGTTATCGCAATTTTATTCTCAAGACTTACGGCACCGTCAATATTGATGCTGGTAGTCAATTCAACGCGGAACTGGGTACTTCCGGGCTCAAATTCAAAGGTGTTCCTATTGTATGGAATCCAACCTTTGATGATCTGGGTGGAACCTGGGCGAAGCGTTGTTACTTCATTAATACAAACTATATGTATATGAAGGAAGTTGAGGGTCAGGGCAAAATTAGTAGGAAGCCGCCCAGACCTTATGATCGCTATGAACACTATTGGGGACTCAGTTGGCGCGGAGCGCTTTGCATGAGTCGCTCAAATTGTCATGGCGTTTTAGTACTTGCTTAAACTAATGGGTGGGGGTGAAACTCCCCCGCCTATTTTTAACTAGGGAGGATTTATGTTAGCAAAAAAGTGTGATGTAAAGATACATAAAGGGGCTTTAACAGTTATTCCAAAAACGGTTTATGAGCATGAGGTAAAACTACTGGAAGTGCTGTATGGAGTGGGGTCTATTGTCAAATATGACCGCAAAGAAATTTTTACTCCGCCTAAACAATCTTACATTGAAGAGGGGGATGTGGTGCTACATGGCGTTGAAGAAATAGACCATGATGATGAATATTCGCGGTTGTTTATGGCTTACGGAAATCACCCAACAATCAATCTTCCATTGGTTGAGCATTGCTACGGGGATCAGGATGGAAGAAAACTCGAGAGTGCTAATAATGAAAAATATGCTCAAGAGAAGCGTAACGTGGTTAAAAATAATGTGGTGGGCGAAAGTGAGCTTCCCACTACTTCTGAGGAAGGGAATCAGGAAAGCGAAGAAAGGCAAGATTATTCTGAAATGACTTACCATCAGTTGAAAAAGCTTTTGAAATTCCGAAAAATTAAATTTCCTCATAACACAACAAAAGTAGCGATGATTAAATTGCTGGAAGATGGAGATAGCTAATGGCCTTACCTACTCGGCGCAATTTAGGTTCGTTGCGCCAAGAGTTGCGAGATCGTCTTGGGTTTGCGTCGCAGGGATCACAAGCTGGTGCGAACACGGCGATTATGAACAGTTTTTTGAGAAGCGCCCAGGAGTTTCTCTATTGGGAATACACCCCAAGAGAGTTGATTTTTACTGAGCCTATAACTTCTCAAGATGGTCAGATTTTGTATACTTGGCCGGATGCGGTACACCATGATCGGATTCTTTCTGTAGTTAATGAGGACACTTCTGTTTCCAATGCTAACCGCAGAATGATGATAGAAGGTATTGACTACAACCATGACAATTATGTTACGCCAAAAACAATTCCTACTCGGTATGAAATAAGGAATGATCTTGAAGTTTGGCCTCAACCAGACGGCAACCATTACATATTTCATGTTGAGTATGTAAAAAGACTTGATGCTTTTGCTGTTGATGCGGATTTTGTAACGCTCAACCCGGATATTGTTTTGCATTTGGCAATAGCCAATGCCAAGGCCCATTATCGCCATGAAGACGCGGCGATCTATGGCCAGCAAATTGAAAGAATGTTGCGTAATTTAAAAAGCGCAAATTTAAATAATAAAAGGTACATAAGACGGTCTTCAAAGAAAATTACTTACGATCACTACGGGATCGGGACTCGTCATGTCCACGCTGACGATTAAATATGCCAGTAATAACTTACGATGATTTCAGCCTTGGGAAAGACTTACGCAAAGGCATCTCGGTAGCAGATGCTAATAGATTGCGAGAGTTAAAAAATGGCTATGTGACTACGGGTAAAGTTGTAAAGAAACGCCCAGGAACAACTAAGGTCGCAACGCTTGAAACGGGGTCTAAGGGTTTGGTGCCAGGTTTGGGTAAGCTTCATACCTTTACTGATAGCGGTACATTAACCCACGCCAATAGTTTGTTCGTACCGCATCAAGTGGTTGGATCAAACGTCAACCCGGCAAGTTTTTCCGGGTCTGGTTTAAATGATATGACATCGGGAGGGGGTTATACGGGGACTGGTACTCCTACCTTTACCATCGAAGTAGATGGAAAAACAACGGGCAGTATTACAAAATACGAAGCATTAAATACCTTGTCAATTACGGTGATGGCAAACGCCCATACAGGCTCCATTACCTCTATGGCTGATGCTGGTGGAGGGAACACAACGATTACATCAGCATCACATGGTCTTTCTAATTCAGACAGGGTAACGATTAGTGGGACTTCAAATTACAATGGAATTTTTACAATCGCTAATGTAACAAGTAATGCCTACCAAATTGTAAGAACTTTCGTAACCAATGAAGCTACTGGAACATGGGCTGGGAATACAACAATTACATCGGCGGCCCACGGTCTTTCTAATGGTAATTCAGTAACAATTTCCGGCACTACAAACTACAACGGAACTTTTACCATTGAAGATGCTACTACCAATACTTTTAATATCATTAAAGAATTTACTACAAACGATGCTACGGGGAACTGGGAACTAAGCCCAAACCCGTCGGCTGGGACAACGACTGTAACCGATCCTTCTCATGGGTTGGTAAGTGGTAATGAAATCATTATATCAGGTACTACAAATTATAATGGCTCTTATACAATTTCTGATGTGTCCACTAACACGTTTGTTATTCAAAAAACTTTTGTGGCAGATGACGGCACAGGCACTTGGGAAAAAATACCAAACACTTTTAAGTGGAAAAAAGATAGCGGTGCTTTCACAACGGGCGTAGCAATGACGGGTACTGCCCAAGTTTTGCAAGATGGGGTGACGGTGCTTTTTGCATCACGGCATGGGCATACGGTGACGGATTCTTGGACGATTGGAATATCTTCTAGCGTAACAGTTGCCAAAGTACATTTTGGGGATGTGTTTAATGGATTCCTGTACGCTTCAGTTGAATACAGTAATGCAACGATACTCCATCATTATTTAGATGGTGCGTCACCAACAAAAATAGCGGACGCCAATTGCCCAAACACAAAAAGTGTTATTAAGATGGAACAAAAAATGTGGGCCATTAATGGTGATAAGGTTCGCTTCACCGCAACAGGCAACCCGAGAGATTGGACAACCGCGAGTGATGCGGGGTTTTTGCCTGTAGGGTTGAAACAGAAAGGTAGTGATAATGCGCTTGCATTAGGGCAATACAAAGAAGGGAACTTGGTGGTTTTCTTTGCGGATGGTGCCCAGCTTTGGAATGTTGACCCTGACCCTGCCCAACATACTTTTGCCCAGGCATTGCTTGGTTCCCAATCAAAATACCATCGAGGCATCGCACTTTTATTTCAAGATTTATATTTCCTTTCTGATTTTGGTTTTCGGTCTATTTCCGAGTCTGTTCTTACTGAGTCGCAAGCGGAACTAGACGTAGGTTCCCCGATTGATACCGTAATACAGTCTGTCATGCCGGAATCTCAAACAGAAAAGCCAGTTGCCATATTCAACCCGTCTTTAGGCCAATATATGTGTGCGATTGGAACAACGATCTATGTGTTTACTTTTTCACGCACGGCAAAAATAACCGCATGGTCGGAATATACGATGCCTTGGAATGTTGATGACTTGGCGGTATTAGATGGCACGGTTTATTTGCGTAATGGGGATGATGTTTTTAAATTTGATGAATCTGTTTACAGGGACAACGCCGAAACGGGAAAAACAATAACTGCTTTTGCAACCAATGGAAGCGGTGGAACAACAGTTACCTCCAATGCTCATGGAAGGGCTAACGATGATTATGTGGATATCGCAGGGACAACAAATTACAACGGGACGTTTCAAATTTCTTCTGTAACCACAAACACGTTTGACATAGCAACTGCTTTCGTAGCTAACGATGCTACTGGTACATATTCAGCAGGCAAGGAATTTGAATTTGATATGACAATGGCTTTTGTAGACGCTAAAAAACCTGGGGTAAATAAATTGTGGAACGGAGTAGATATCGTCACAACTGGGACAGGGCGAGTGTCGTTTCGTTATGATCCTAGAGATTTAGATTTTGTAACTGATGAAATTAACTTAGCGGGAGATACGCGCCCAGGGGAATTAACGCCATTGGAAATATCGAGTGTTAATATTTCACCTGTTTTTAAAAATAACAGTAACGAAGCGTTTCAGTTAGATGCGCTTTCATTGTACTACGAAAATTTATCGGCCCTTTGAAGCTACCAGTTTATGAAATGTCTCTAGCTGATTGCACTTATGTATGTGCAAACATGAGAGAGGAGGATTTTAAAGAAACGGCAAGCCTCACCTCGGCAAAGACCAAGGATGAGATGGCCAAAGTTATTTTTAACCAGGGTGGTGAATCTTACACCATTTTGAATAGGAATAAGGAGCCTGTATTAATTGGTGGGGCTTATTACGATAATCCTAAAGTCGCAACGATCTGGTTGTTCGCAACTGACAAAATTTCGTTACGCGATTGGTGGGTGACGACAACTTTTATAGAGCAATTAATGGAAGTAATGTTTGAGTCTGGTGTAGCGCATAGAATACAGGCTTTGTCTATTGGCTGGCGCCTTCATGCTCATAAATGGTTACAAAAAATCGGGCTGACAAAAGAAGGTCATCTAAAAGGATTTTCTGAAGATGGCTACGATGTATTGATTTTCGGAAAGGTAAAGGGGTGAATCATGGGTAAAGGTGGTGGTGGCGGATCAAGTGCGGCGGCAGAAATGGCCGCTAGGGAAGCCGCAAGACGATCTAGAATTGCGGGTAATGTCCAGGCTGTAAAGGAAAGGTTTTTTGCAAAGGCCAACCCAAGAGTTGTGCCAGATGCTAGTAGTGTCCCAGCGCCTATATATGCTACGCGTATGGTACGAAGGCAGTTTCACGACGACCCATACAATGACCCAGTATATAGGATGGTGCCGGAGCAGTACGCAACAAACCAAGCTGAAATTGATGCGGCACAAAAAGCTATTGATGATGCGGTTGCCTATAACCAGAATTTACCTCTTTCTGACAACCCTACTGCTGAACGGTTGGCGGCTTTTGAAGATATAGAACAACGTGTTCGCAATCGCTTTTTGCCAGAGTTCCAAGACACAACAACTGATGCCAGGAGAGAATTAAAATTTGCTTTAGCTAGACGGGGGATATTTGGAGGTTCGGCCCAGGCGGATGCGGAGAGAAGATTTAGGGATCGCGTGGTTCAAGGTGAAAATGAAATCGCTTCAAGAGCAGTTGCGGCTAGGAATGAAAAAGAACGGTTGGATAACAATTTAATGAACAACCTAATTAACCAAGCGCAAGCTGACACGGAAAGATCGGCGTTGTTATCTGGCATTGGTGCGACACAGCTTTCTAACGCAAACCGGGCTATGTCTTCCGCTACCGATAGGGCTTTGGCTACAAACTTTGCTGATGTTGGAACATTGTTTAAACGTATTAATGACCAAAATGCTTTAAGGGCTGGGATAGGCAATAATACGGCATTGGCACAACTACTTGGAAACAGGATGGGGTCTAATATTCTTTCTACCAATTATTCGGGTGGTGGAAACTACGGGAGTATTACTTAATGGCATTACAAGCAATTTTATTGGGTGTTGCGGCAGTAGCGGCTATTGGTAGTGCTGTAGCTAGTGCTGAAGCGGCTAGAATTACCAACAGAAATGTGAAACGTGCCATCGTTGATTCTTTGGACGCACAGGACGCGATTGACGCAAAACAAAGAGATGTGGTAATGCAACTTTTGCCGGAAGTTGACCAGAGTGCCCAAACTGAATTTCTTGCTGGGAAAGATAAGGAGATTGAAGATTCAATCTCTAAAACAAGCAGACAAAATCAATCTGTACGACAAGCAGATATAGCGATTTCTGGGAAGATCACAGGACTTGGCAAACAACGTCGGGCGGATAAGAAGGCAAGTGAGCAAAGGTACAATCAGCAACGGTATCATCTTGCTAGATTTTTGGCCCCAAATGCAGTTGGAAATTATCTTGACCCTAAACTTAATGATTCTGCTTCAAAAATCAGGGAGTACGGGGTTCAAAAAGGTGCAGAGGGGCGGATCGGGCAAGTCGAGGCTGAATGGCAAGCCCAGAACAGCGCCAAAGGATTGAAGGGGTTGTCTACAGCATTAAGTATCGTTTCAACAATAGCTGGGATAGGCGCTGGTTTTACGGGTGGTAAAGCGGCGGCGGCTGGTGGAACGGCAACAGCAAATGCAGGCAAAGATATTGCTCTCACAAGTGGTGGAAGTTTAACAATGGTTCCACAAACGGGGGCGTCTGCGAATACATTGGTTAGTGGGTCACTAGCAAGTAATCCAGGCAATCTGACTTTAGCTGGCGGAAATGTAGTTGCTCCGAGTTCTAGTTTTTTTGGGGGGATGGGGCAGACTGCGGCTAGTGCATTAACACCTTTTGTTGGGGCAAGTGTACCGTCTGGATCGTATGCCTCACCGCCACTTTACAACACAAGTCAGCCTGGTTATCCGATGTCAAACGTCGGTAACAGATTTCAATGGTCGCCATATATGGCGCCCCCAAAAATGACACAAGGCTTGCATCCAGAATATTTCAGAAATGTTTTTAAGCCCATACTGTTTAGATAGAGGAAAGCATGAGTAGATTATTTGGTCGCACATTACGCAGAGGCGTAGCAGATGTTTTAGATAGCGCCTACGGAGCCAGCAATCTGGAAAATAGGCTAAGAGGTGCTTTGGCAAGCGCTCGTTACGATCAGATGCTAACTTCTGGCAGATACAATAGAGCAAGAGCCGCAGAGGTGGAAAGTGATAATGCTAATTATGCACAACTATTAGCAAACATAAAAGAACCTGGTCATAAATTTAATATGCTGGATGCCGCGCTTGCAGGCCGAGGTCACATGGGCGATGCGGTTAAGGCAAGTAGGGGTCTAGGGGCTGAAAACAGGTTGGTTGGCGAACTAAAACGCCTAGACGCATCGACAGACCCAAGAGATCGGTTTTTAGCTACTGGTACTAGGCTGGGAAGTAATGTTTCACAAGTTGAGCAGGGTGCAAAACATAGGGCAGGCGTTGAACTTGACCAGCAAGAACGAAACAAATTGATTTCGGTGTTGGGGGAAATACGGAAACCTGGGTTTGACCCAAAATCATCAGAAGGACAGGCATTGTTGATGGAGCTTTCAACATGGGCAAAACCTTTTAGCGGCGCAGATTTTAAAAACTTGCAAACCACCGAATCCGCAATTGGTGTAAATGAAGCCAAAATACAAAAATTTACGAAACAGGCGGCAAATTTCAAAACTCTATCTGACCTTAAAGCAAAACTAAATGAAGCAAAAATAACAGATATGGGTGAAAGGACAAAAATAGAAAGGGAGTGGAAGGCTGGCAAGTTAAAAGTTCTGCAAGATACCGCAACAAGCAAAGACGAATATTGGAAAGGTAGAAATCAAATTGCCCAGGGTGCCGCTCTTGATAAAAAGGAGTATATGCACTCGGTAGTAAATATCAAGAGTTTAGAACAGAAAAGTAAAGACCAATTCAGAAAAACTAAAGCTGGGGCTTATGCTAAAACGCAAGCATCATTAGCTAGGACTTACGATTCTAAGACGGCGTTAAATGACCAGAAAGCGATAGTTGAACAGGCCAGAAAGTTGCGGGTAGATATGGCCAGGGATTTGGATGCAGGCAAACTAGAAAAGGTTGAAAGCGACCTCACAAATAGCACAAAAAAAATAGAGGCTGAAATTCGTAAAATTGAACAGCAAATCACAAGCGGAAAAATCAAAGACTCAAAGGAAATTGCGAACAGACAACTCACATTGGAAAAGCTAAACACAGAATTAGTATTACAAGAAAAACATTACGGCGCTGTTGTTTTAACCAAGGCTAAATTAAAAAAGGTTTCCGCAGAAATAGAGAAACTCAAAAAACAGGGTAAAAAAATTGATTGGGAAATGATGGGAGGCAAGCCAGCCTCGGGGGATTCGCTTTTAAATAATTTCACAAAATTATATTCAGAATTTATGAAGGAAAATGAAATTGTTACCCCAGTTTACATAACAGGAGAAGATGGGGAACCAACGCAAAAAATTGATTACGAGAACTCTATTTATTTTAATGAGCTTTCTCCCCAAGCGCGAACTGACTATGTTTCTGAAAAGTTTATGGCGCTATGGAAACAAAGTAATCCGGCTCTTGCGGAGGCTATGAATAAAATTGAGCAGGCAACGGGGGCTGAAGCTGGGGTTCCACAAAACCCTGTTGGAGATACTTTAGCTGGTGGGGTGCCTGGGCAACCGTTAGGTGGGCAACCGCCAGCAAACGTGCCCCCGGAAGGAGGAACGGGTGCGGAAACAGGAGGCAACCCTGTAGCTGATGAACTTAATAAAGCGCAAGTCCAGCAACCAGATATAGCGCCTTCAAATATTGCCAACCAAAATCAAATGAACACACTTCAAAGTTGGGCAACAGGCGGCCAAGAAGGGCACCAGAAATTAAGGACGCTTAAAAAGCAGGCGGAAGAAAAAGGGGACACAGAATTGGTTAATGCAATTACTCAGATAATGGAAGCAAATAAAATTTCTCCAACACCATGACTTTATACGACGAATTTCAAGCACTAGGAAGTGACGAGGCTTCACCTAATGCCGTGGCCCCTCCCCCATCAAGTCTTTACGATGAGTTTAAGGCTTTGGGAGAAACCCCACAACAAGGGGAGCCGCCTTTGGAGATCGACTACGATTCTGCCAGCCCTACGGGTGTGC